CTTGCGTCGGTCTTCGTCCCATTGTAAAACATCCCATTCGGCTAAGATGCTTTGGTCTAGCACCTTCACCCTGCCTGTCGCTAGATCGTCGTTCATTAGCTCTATGTAGCTGCCCTTGTTGCGCTTTTCCGCGGCCTTCAGGGGCAGCGAATAGCGCTTTCTAAACTCCTCGACAATCGATTTACCCAGGCCCCCGGTATCGGCCACCATGGTCGTAAACCCATAGACAGCGTCCATATCCCGTATCGCCGCCGCAATATCCACCGGCAGCATGTGGCTCTTCTTGAATGCATCGACAATGTAGAAGTCAGGCAAGTCCCGACAAAAAGCCCCCACCACCAGCGCCGTCGCATCTTCGTACCCAAGGTCAATCCCGAGCACGTACTCAAAATCAAACTCATCCAGGGGCACAGACTCGACCAAGTTCTCTTCGCTGTATTTATAAATCAGTGAGTCATCCGAGCGCACCCACTTACCTCGCCACTCACGCAGGTAGATGGGGTTATCCTCGGCCCACCTCTTTTGTTTACGCCTCTTGGCTAGCCACTCCCCAGCATGCGGAATGTGCGGGTTCTCCATGATGGTCCAGCTGTGAGTGGAATACTCCGACCTAATCCCAGTGGTGGCCTCATAGAAAATGCCCGAGCAGTGGGCCGCCGGTGTCCCAATCATCGCGAGCGTTCCGTTGTGGTCAACGAGCGCCGGCTCCAAAACCTCTTCAATGAGCACCGACAAGTGCGGCCCGAACGACGCCGCCTCATCGATGATAACCAGCCGGTACGCCGAGCCACGGAGCTTGTCGACCTCGGCCTCGTCATCCGCCCCTGCCAGAATAATCTGAGAGCCATTCTTCAGCTCCGCCACCAGTTCAGCATTGTTGAACTTGATGTTCAGCATATACTTTCGGTCGGCCTTCTTGAGCTCCGACCACATCAGTCGCTTGGCTGACCGCCTGGTCAATGCGATGTAGGCACAGATGATGTCCGGGGTCCGACTGGCTTCCTCAAGCAAGTAGTAGCACGAAGCATACGTCTTTCCGCTTCGACGGCTGCACAGCGCCGTCTTGATCTGTGACTCGTCGTCAATAAACTTGAGCTGGTAATCAAACAAGTCATTGCGCCATTTGAAAGTACGATGCCCTAGCTCGCGATTGTCTTCGAGCTTTGTCGTATCGCCAAACCGGCGAACATACTCTTGGAGTATGCTATCGGCATCATACTGCTTCACTGACCGCCTTCTTTGGTCGCCCTCGCTTGGGCTTAATCACCGCCCCATCAATCTTCATCCATGAGACTGACGACATCGGCACGGCAAACTCATCACCCTTTTCATGCGAAACCAGCAAAAACTGCCCATCCACCCTAAGGCTAAACCCCTTGGTGGCCGGGTGATTCACATCGATAAACGTCTGATTCATCAATGGTTTTACATCCGTGTTAAACCTAACTGCATACACCTTCATTGGCAAACCTCTCCAGCATGTCCAGCCGCTGCATTTGCGGCGCATACTCAAACTCAATCTTTTTCAGTATTTCTTTCGATGGCTTGTAGGCCCCCATAATCGGCCCACTCTCCCACCCGGTCGCCTTCATCAGTGTGATGCCTACACCAAATCGCCGAAACGGCGCTTTGACATACATGAACTGATACACGGGCAAACGATAGCACACCCACCCACAGATATCATCATCCGACCCCTCCGGAGTTGCCACAAGGATGCGGCACCCGCGCACGACCTCTCGGATGATATCAACCTGTGCCCCGTACACGAGACCCCTGGGAACATCTTTGTTTCGTCCCGCATACGACTTCACCCAAGAGGAATATACAAACGCCATATCCTCCGGGCGCCCTTCTCTAATCCGAATCACTTCCGCCATCCCCCAACTGCTTCACCGCCAGCGCCTTCTCCGCTAGCATCTGAAGCGTCTCATCATCCATCTGACTTAGTGCGTCATCCTTCTGCATATCTTCAGCCAACTTCAGGGCCCGCATCAGTTCCGAGACCACCTTCACATCATTCGGCTCCAACTCCCGCGCCGCTGATGTGTGGATTGCTCCCTCAAGCGCCTGCTGAATCAGGGCCAGCAGGTTGTGCCGCACCACCTCGATTGACGGCACCGACACAACCTCGGCAGGGGTGAGGACCTCCTCCTCTTCCTCCTCCGGCTCTGCCAGGAGGGCATCGACATCCCAGAAGTCAGCCATCGGTCAGCTCCAGCAGAAACTGAGCCCGGCGCTCCTTTATGATGTCCAACTGACTTGCGTAGGCCGATGAGTAGTAGGCCCGGTTGTGGATGATCTTGCCAATCATCGAGCGGCTGACCCCGAGCGCATTGGCCACCAGGTCGAGCGGAGGAAGGCAATTCGACAGGTAACCCTGCCGGAGCTTGTCAATTGAACGACGGGGAATAACCTCCGCCGAGGGTCTGCCTCTGCCGCGTGCCATACATGTATCGTATGGCAATGCAGTGCATTTGTCAAAGAGGGAATATGTTGCACGTGAAACAAAAATTCCCAGGAGGGAAAAGGGTGAGGGGAAAATTAGTTTTTGTGTCTATTAACCTTATAGGGGAGAGCCCGAGCCGGGGTGGGATATCCGATATAGCGTGCACTACATGTAGTGTAGTGCTACATAGTGCAACGTATGGCAACGTATGGCACCGCTTTTGTGGCGCATCCGCCTGTTGACGCTTGTCTCCAGTCGTTTAAAGTGAGCGGGTCGGCCCTCTGAGGCCACGAACGGCCCTCCGGACATCCGAACGTACCAGCCGAGCCCCGAACGGCGCTCACAATCGATTCTAGAGGCCATAGCGGGCATTTCCGCCCCCTTGGGCCCTTGGGCCATGTCGAGGGCGCCCCTAGGGCCATTTGGCGGCCCATTTGGGCGCTTTCACATATTTGTTGAGTGTTTTCAGGCACTTAGGGCCGAAATTACATGGGAATGCAGGAAGTGTTTTGCCGAAAAGCTCAATGAAATCAGTGGGTTAGGTCATTTAGAGGTTTAATATATAAAATCTCTCACTTTCTCTCTCTCTCTCTCTCTCACCGTTGCCTCCCCGTTGCCCTTCCTTTGCCCCCCTGTTCCCCACCCGTTGTCTCCCCATCACACACTCTCTCACTCTCTCTAAGGCCCTAAACAGACAAAAAACAAGGAAACGTACGTTTCTCATTTTTCCCAACAATTCCACACACTTACAGCCCCATATTGCTTGCTGAGGCGTCGAAAGTTTGTTGAAAACATGTCCAACCGTAAAACAATTGATTGACGTTCATTCTCAAGTGTGACCATAATCAGGGGCGAGCAGAACACCAACCGAAAGGGAACGCATGTCATACTTTAAGCTACAACGCGCCGTGTCAAACTCAGAGACCTCTTGGGCCATGCGCCGTCACTATCGCAAGACCTTGCGCCCCACTATTGGCCAAGTCCTTCTTTCACTTATCTACTAAGGAGTCAGAGCAATGTTCACAACAATCCTAACTGGTAGCACCACCAACCTGGAAGCGCTTGAGAAGCGCACCTACCAACTAAGCGTACGTGACAACCTTCACGTGGCACAGCCATACTGTGTCCATGAGGTCGCCCCCGAAGGTGGCCTAGTGAATGGCCGCTACTTCCGCGATTACGGCGCGGCCCACAACCACTTTATGGCCAAAGACCTGGACGTGGTTCGTGACTCTGAGGGGCGTTTCGTGTCCACAGGGGGTGAGTTATGACCGCAGCATACCAAGTCTACAGAAATTTGAGCACGGCCAAG